CGTGTTTTTTTACGATAGCCTGACAAGAACCATTTGGTAGGTCCATTGATATTCAGCTTTTTTTGCTTGCGTATGCAGGTATCACACTGGCTCCTCCAGTATATCTTGTCTCCTTTTTTGTAACCATAGGCTCGAGGTTTTAGCCTGCATTGCTTGCATAAGGGTCTCTTCATAGCATTATTTACGTGCCCTATATAGGCACCAAAAATATTACCAATAAGCCGTAAAAACCGTGCGGAACAATAAATAAGTCTAGTTATACTTGCAAGGAGAAACAAAAATGGCATTAACATCACCAGGCGTAGAAATAGACGTAATAAATGAGAGTTTTTATGTACCAGCAGGTACAGGTTCAACTCCATTGATCATAGTAACCACAGCACAAGACAAAGCGAATGCTTCAGGCACAGGCTTTGCCGCAGGAACACAATCTGCGAATGCAAACACAGTTTATTTGATATCATCTCAAAGAGAATTAACATCTACTTTTGGAGATCCAAAATTTTATACAGACGCATCATCAAATCCTTTAAATGGTTATGAAATTAATGAGTACGGATTGCAAGCCGCATATTCATTTCTTGGCATAGCCAATAGAGCTTATATTTTAAGAGCCAATGTTGACCTAGGACAATTAACAGGCAGTGCTATTATGCCAACATCATCAGCAACCGACGGCACTTACTGGTTAGATCTTTCAGAAACAGTTTGGGGAATTTTTGAATGGCAAAGATCCAGTCAAACATTCAAGACCATCGATCCTATTGTCATCACGGACGTGAATCAATTAGCGGGTGCTATCTCTACAGGAGCTCCTGTGACAGGACTTGGAGTGCCGGGCGATTATGCTGTTAACACAACACATGTTACAAATCCAGTTTATCGTAAAAATTCATCAGGAGTATGGCATCAAGTGGGCAGTTCGGATTGGTCTGCGGACATCGGTGCTGGTGCAGCTTTTCAATCTTCTTTCAATTACGATAGACCATTATGGAAGACCGCAGAAACTAATGCCGCAACAGGATCTGTGTGGATCAAACAGAACAATGTAAATTCTGGATTCTACGCAGTTTTAAAAAAATATGATGCACAAACAGGCACATGGACAAAAATTAAAGTTGATGCTCATGGAGATGAAACATATTCAAATGCATTTGAAGTTACTAACTCAACTACAGGATTTATACCTACAGGAATACCGGTTGCTCATTGGAACGTAAATCAAGTTTCACCTAGTGTAGCCGATCATCAACTTTTTAGATATGAAGGTGGCCCAACAATAATCACAGGCAAGGCAAACCCTTCTTTCACTAGCACACAAGCAATAACAGTGTATGAAACTCTTTTTAAAACACCAGGTTGGGGATCTTCGAAAACTGTGACGCTTAGTGGCACAGACGCCAATGCTTTTGCAAGTGCTTTCAATGGAGCAGGATTTGTGAACCTATTGGCAACAGTGGATCCATCTACCAAAGCCATAACTATCACTCATCAACTCGGTGGCTCATTTAAAATGAAAAATGTTTCTTCAGGATCGGTTCTAGCTGATGCTGGACTTGGAACGGCCAATGCCAGCGAATACGGAAGTTACAATTCTTCAAGAGTTGCAAATTTATACATGGCTCCATCGGGAGATACCAATGCATCAGTATATGCTAGTAACTGGAAACGATTAAGTTATGTGGCTTCTTACACTGAGCCAACCAATGAACCAGCCGATGGTACATTATGGTATAACACAAATTTAGAAGCCGACATTATGGTACGTGGCACTTCGGGATGGAAAGGTTACAGCAACGAATACCCAAGCACAGATCCAAATGGTCCACAATTCTCAGCAACCAAACCAACCACACAATCAGATGGCACAAGTTTAGCTGCTAACGATTTATGGATTGATACCAGCGATTTAGAAAATTATCCAATGCTTTATGTCTACGACACAGCATTGAGTGATTTTAGATTAGTTGACAAAACAGATCAAAACACAGAGAACGGTGTGGTATTTGCTGATGCTCGTATATCAACTGTGGGAACAGATGCTGAGTGGGCTTCTATAACAACATTATTAGGAAGCAATTACACAGATCCAGATGCTCCAGCATATACATTATATCCACAAGGTATATTGCTGTTCAACACCAGAAGATCAGGATACAACGTTAAAGAGTTCAAGAAAAATTACATAACCACAACAAAATTTGGCCCAGGTGTAGCTGGTTACAATACAGACACATGGACAACCAAGAGCGCCAACAACAATAATGGTTCTGGTTCTTTTGGCAGAAAAGCTGTTAGAAAAGTAATTGTTTCTCAAATCAAATCAGAAATTGATACCAACCAAGCTATCAGAGAAGATCAGAGAGGCTTTAACATAATTGCATGTCCTGGATATCCAGAAGCAATTGCCAACATGATCACTTTGAACAATGACAGGAAAGACACTGCTTTCATTATTGGAGATACTCCTTTGAGATTAGAAGCTAATGCCACTGCAATTACCAATTGGGCTAACAATGCAGCAGGTGCTTCAGACAACGGTGATGAAGGTCTTGTTTCAGGCAACGATTATCTTGGAGTTTTCTATCCTGCAGGACAAACCACTGATAACACAGGTAAAAATATAGTTGTGCCAGCAAGTCACATGATATTGAGAGTGTTTGCACACAACGATAATGTTGCATATCCATGGTTCGCTCCAGCTGGAACAAGAAGAGGTATTGTTGATAATGCCACATCGGTAGGATATATCGATGCTATGTCGGGAGAATTCCAAGTAGTATCTTTAACAGAATCTGTTAGAGACAGCATGTTCACTGCACAAATTAATCCAATCACATTCTTCTCAGGCACAGGATTATTAAATTACGGAAACCAAACCAAAACAGCAATTAATTCTGCATTAGATAGAATTAACGTTTCAAGATTGGTTGTGTACCTAAGAACACAATTAGACACTTTGGCTAAACCGTTTATATTTGAACCGAATGACACTTTAACAAGAAATGAAATCAAACAATCAATTGAATCGTTCTTGTTAGAATTAGTGGGTCAGAGAGCGTTATATGATTACCTAGTAGTGTGTGATGAAACAAACAACACTCCTACAAGAATAGATCAAAACGAGCTCTATGTTGATATAGCGATCGAGCCTGTTAAATCGGTAGAATTTATCTACATACCGTTGAGAATTTACAACACAGGTGGAATAGCAACATTAGGTAACCAATAGAAAAGGAAATAGAATATGGCAATTTCAACATTATCAAAGTTTACAGTACCATTAGCAACAGACCAGAGTGCATCATCTCAGGGTTTGTTAATGCCAAAACTACAATATCGCTTCAGAGTGGTATTAGAAAATTTTGGTGTATCAACTCCTAGATCTGAACTAACGAAACAAGTGGTTAGCTGTGCTAGACCAAACCTTTCTTTTGACCCGATAACACTAGACGTTTACAACTCAAAAGTATACATGGCCGGCAAACATACATGGCAGCCAATAGAATTGGTATTAAGAGATGACGTTAACAATGCAGTTAGTAAATTGGTCGGAGAACAAATACAGAAACAATTCGATTTCTTTGAACAGGCTTCTGCAGCATCTGGAATTGATTACAAGTTCGTTACAAGAATTGAAATGTTAGATGGAGGCAATGGTGCTTCTACTCCTAACGTGCTTGAAACTTGGGAACTTTATGGCACATACGTTGAATCGGTTAATTATAACGCACTGGCATACAATACCAGCGATCCGGTGACTATTTCTTTATCATTGAAATACGACAACGCTGTACAAACTCCACAGGGCACGGGAGTTGGATCGGCTATCGCAAGAACAATTGGAACATTGTCCACAGGTGGCGGAAGATAATTCATTACGTTTATAACAGAAAGAGCGCCTTTAACGGCGCTTTTTTTGTGGCCATAAATATCGAGTATGCCATCGATTAATAATTTACTCACAGGATTCACTAATTCCCTTCCGGGAATGAAAGACTATCAGCATGCCAGCAGATTATATCTCGATAATAATTACAGACTTGCTCCAAAAAATAAATTTCTTTTTTATGTGGTTTTCAATCTAGATAGATCAATCGCAAACGTCACCGGATCTCAGTCATATCCTAACAATAGTGCCACAGAATTGAACATGTTGGTCAAGAGCTGCCAGCTACCAAAATTTAACATGGGATATGAGGAAAGAATACAATATAACAAGAAAGCCTACGTGGCAACCAGGATACAATATCAGCCAATCAATATAGTGTTTCACGATGATCAAGCCGACACGGTGACCGCTTTCTGGAAATCTTATTATGAATACAACAACGCCGACACTGTTACAAATGGTGGAGACAATCCATCGATCAACAAAGACACGATGTACCAGTCAGGCAACATAAAAACACAATATGGCATGGACAATAATAAAGTTAGAGGCAAACCATTTTTAAAGAGTATACAAATTTTCTCTCTACATCAACGACAATTTACATCCTACATATTAGTAAATCCTGTAATATCAGCATTCAGTCATGATGATCATGATCAAACTGATGGTGCAGGTTTAATGACTCACTCCATGACCGTGATGTATGAAGCTGTGGTTTACAACACAGGATTTCTTAAAAAAGATGCACCAACAGGATTCGCTACCTTACATTATGATCTAGAACCATCTCCGCTGATAGCCAAAGGTAATAATTCTTTATTAGGACCGGGAGGGATATTGTCACAGGGATTGGGAGTATTGGGTGATATAGCCACAGGACAAATTTCTGCAAAAACTGTGTTGGGAGCGATCAATGTTTATCAAAATTCTAAAAAAGTTTCTGCGGCATCTTTGAAAGAAGAAACGGGAGGACTGGTGTTAACAGGTATAAGAAATTTTGGTCAATCTGTGGCCGGAACATCGATAAATCCTATAGGCAATTATTCCATATCGACGACCGGGGCTGCGACAACCATCGTTGCGGCCGCTGCTGAGATCGGAAGAGCAC